AGAAATCATAGATCGCAACTGAAGCACGGTAAGCATCATAATTTGATTCTTCAACGGTCATGGAAGAAATATGGGGAGACTAAATTCAAATTTTCCATATTAGAGGAGACTGAGATTCAAAATCTAGACACTGCGGAACTCTTCTGGATTCATGAGAGGGGTTCATTAGTTAGTGAGGGAGGAATGAATATCTGTGACTCGGTTGATGGAAGCAACCGAGTCATTCCTCAAGACCCCGAGGTCAGGAAACGTGCAGCCTATTCTGCCTCGCACAAATTTACCGCCTTCGGTAAGACTATGACCCTAAAGGAGTGGTCGAAAGAAACTGGAGTGAGTGTTGGGGCGTTGAGAAAGCGGCTGACTGTTTTGGGGCATTCACCTGAAGTGGCCTTTTCCAGGCCAAGAGGTTTCGGAAAAGTTTTCTTGGTAGCTGGTGAGAGTGGGACTATAAAGCAGTTAGCTGCTAAGTTTGAAAGAAATTACGACACAGTTTGTAATCGCGTCAATAAAGGCTGGTGCCCCACAAAAGCTCTACTACTTCCGCCTCAGCGGTGAGGAGATGTAAAGGTTTACAATAATACCAAAATCCGTTAAGTAGTCTTCATGGTAAGACAGATTTTGGGAGCGAAGGGTGGCGGTGGTGGCTCGAATTTCATCACTAAGCCAGATACCCTTCGCTCCAACGACAGCTTTGAACTTCTATTTGGTCTCGGCTCAGGTCGATGGAAGGGTCTCACCGACGGTCTGAAAGGCCTCAAAGTCAACGGTGTTCCGCTTGAGAACACGGACGGTTCGTCCAACTTCGAGGACGTTGCCGCGATCTTCGCCGACGGTAATCCTCTTGAAACTCAGACAGTTAAGTTCCGCCTAGGCGGCGGTGGCGACGTCCAGAACATTGGCGTCCAGCTTGCAAACCCCAATGCTGCCACTCCGGGCAATTGGGTAGTGGGCGCTACGTCTACTCCAGGTGCTAATCACATCGATATGCGCTTTGTGGTTCAGCAGCTTTTCAAGCAAGATTCCAAGAGCATTCGAGAACTGACTGCCAACATAGAAATCCAGATGCGTCCGTCGAACAGCTCGACTTGGGTCAACCCGTTCTCGGGTAACCAGTCGAACAGCGTGACTTATGATCCTCGGGGATATGATATCGTAGAGGATTTCTATGGGGCGAACGTCTACCTGTCTCGCAGCATGTTCAACCCGAACGGCATCGGGTTCAAAGCCAGCAACACTCCCTATCTGACAATCACCGGTAAGACTACCTCGGCCTACGTCAAGGAAGTCCGTATCGCTGTGCCTAACACAGGCAACTACGAGAATGTCACTTGGGAAGTTCGTGCCCGTCTTCGTGAACGGGACACTCTCGACAACGACGAAAACCAAGAGCGTCGTACCATTGCGTTCGAGTCGGTCGCTTCCGTCTCTCAGGAAGTCTTGGGTGAAGACGAAGAATGGCGAGGTCAGGTTTGGCTGCAGCTTGTCGGTAAGGCGAGCGACCAGTTCAATGGCTTCCCCGAAGTAACAGGTGTCTTCGACACCAAGATTTGTAGCACTCCTCCGACTTCGGTGTGGGACCCAGAGACTCGCGTCTACTCAGGCGAAACTTGGGCGGGTAACTACGAAGAACACTTCACAACTGACCCTGCATGGCAGATAAAGGAGTTCATCGAAGACCCGATTCACGGCCTCGCTGGGCTACAGCCGGGGTCCACTCTCGATAAGTGGGACTGCCTCGAAGCCTCGAAGTATTTCTCTGAACAGGTTTCGGACGGACGTGGAGGAACTCACGCTCGCTTCAACATGAACCTCAACATCACTGAGGCTCAGGAAGTGACTGAAATGCTGCAGTATCTTGCAGGTTCGGTTAACAGCTACATCGAAGATACGGGCGATGGCAAGTGGCGTCTTGTGGTTGATAAGCCTGAGACTCCGAAGGTTCTCTTCTTCGAGGGCAACACCTTCGGTGGCTTCAACTACAGCCACACTGACGTAGACAGCCGTTTCAACGACTGGCGTGGTACGTTCCTGAACGAGGACCTCGACTACGAGCAGGACACTGTTCGGGTATTTGACCAGCCGGATATCGATGAGAACGGAACGCGATTCACCGAAGTCGCTCTGGTAGGCTGCACGAATCGTCAGGAAGCTCTGCGTCGTCTGATGTTCCGCCTTCGCGTGAGCCTGAACGAATACAAGATCGTCAGCTTTG